ACCGCGCGGCGCGAACTGGGCTTCGATGATTCCCACCCCCTGACGTTGCCGGAGTTCTGCTGGTGGCTGGCGCGCAACGGCCTGGCTGACCTGCTGCCGGAAGATGCCGCCCGGCAGGTTCTTCGCATGCCGGATCCGGTTATCCAGTCAGTAACCCTTGAAGCAGACCTGGTACCCGGCATGCCGCTGGCGCGGGAAATCGTTGAGGAGGTGGCCAAGCAGGTGCTGGCGCTGCGCATTGATCCCGAGACGCCGGAGTCTTTTATGTTGCGCCCGAAACGCCGCCGCTGGGAAAACGAGGAGTATACCCGCTGGGTTAAGTCGCAGCAGTGCATGTGCTGCAACAACCCGGCGGACGACCCCCACCATTTGATCGGCCACGGGCAGGGTGGGATGGGTACAAAGGCGCATGACCTGTTTGTGATACCGCTTTGCAGAGCACATCACGACGCGTTGCACGCTGACACCGTGGCATTTGAAGAAAAATATGGCAGCCAACTTATGTTGCTGTTTCGCTTTTTAGATCGCACGCTTGCCATCGGCGTGCTGGTATAAGTGGAGAGGATTGATGCGTGATATGTATGAAGTACTGGATCGCTGGGGAGCATGGGCGGCATCAGATAATAGCGGCGTAGACTGGCAGCCAATAGCTGCCGGATTTAAAGGGCTTCTACCTCATGGCAAATCATACCGGTTGCAATGCGGTGATGATGAAGGAATAGTGATTGACGGTTGTGTTACTCGGCTAAGGAGATATAAGCCAGAAGAATACGAATTAGTAATTGCTCACTTTGTCATTGGTGTTTCACTACGTACTATTGCAAAGAAACGAAAGTGTTCAGACGGGACTATCAGGAAAGAGTTGCAGACAGCTCTTGGATTTATTGGAGGGTGTATAAGTATGCTACTTTTCTAATTTTTTACCAGTATAATGATATAATGACACCCCCATATGTCTAACATAATATGGTAGATCTGTTGCGGGGTGTTTAGATATAGATTTAAAGCGAAGTGGAATGCTTTCTGCTTCGAATGTTACATCTTGAACATTTGCAGAAAGATAATCTTTCCAGTCATTAAATTTAACTGACGATTTGTCTGCTTTAATATAAATCAACATTCCGCCATGATCATCGCGAAATGTACCTGTACCATATCTTTCAGTTAGCTGTATCCATCCATCATGAATGTACTTCGGGCCGTCCCATAACTTAGCTTCCCCAATCCACTCAAACTTTCCATGCTGATGTTTCACTAAAATATCAATATGACCGCCATGTTGAGTATCATGTTCAGCATCGTAAAGGCGGCCTTTTAAAAATGTTATAATACAAGATGTTAGCTCATCTTCTCCCCATTTTTTATCCTGATAAAAATGTTTGTTATTTTCTAAATCTTGAATGGCATCATCCAAATCAATATATAATTGATTAACAAAAATTTCTTTTGTGGCGGCAAGCTTTCTTTGAATCATGCCTCGGATATCTGGATCGAATTTCACTAATGATTCAATATCAGCAAGGCTGAGGTCTTGGTCAACCATGGATATGTTCCAGAAACTCGGAAGGGGTGAAATATGGAAAAAGATACTGATTAAAATTATCAACCAACTCACCCGTTTCAGGATGATAAAATTTACCAGTATCTAGTGCATGTGAAATTAAATCGTCATCTATAATTAATGGCTCTTCTAAGGTGTCATCAATATATTGAAAATGCATATTTAAAAGGTGGATCTTATAACTGGAAAAGTAGTCAGTAGCCTTAATTAATAGCACATAATCCTCAGGGGTAGTCACGTTGAGTCCAGTGCCATTGATTAACGTCTTATATGTAAAGTGTTTTACTTTTCGTGCATTCTCACTTATTAAAAACAGAAAAAGCGTACGACACACATCACGAATAGGATCTTTAAAATCCTCTTCGATCTGCTTGAAAATGTCGCACATCTCTGTCTTTTTCATTTGTTTCCTACTTGTCCTGCCTTTTTGGCCTCACAAGATTTTACCGATTCCAAAATTTTTTCAACTATAAAAACAATAGATTCAATATTGTTGCAGTTGCTGGCAATAGCTTCGTACAACCGCTGCTTCGGGTTATCAAGCATTGTTCGCTTGCCGGGTAATGTTAGTTCGACCGACAAGATTTGTGAAGTGCTTTGCTTTAGATCCCAAATCTTACCCAACTTAAACTTCGTTAGGATCGGGCTGGCGGCTTCGCCCCCATGGTGATAGCTATCACGACGCAAACATTGTTGGCTGGGCTTTAACTTTAGCGAGCTAGTGTTTCCATCTGCAGTAATGAACGATACATGAGAGACTCGACCATCAATCTTTTCATATAGATCCTGAATGGAGCCAAAAAGTTCTATGGGCTTGTTTAAACTAATACCCGCATGCTCACGTACAAATTTTTGTACTAAATGTTGTTGATACTGCGATTCTGAACGGGGTAGGATGGATAAGTCCACAGTTTGAATAAGGAGTTTTTCTGATGGTAGCAACATCACGCTATTGAAACATTGCGTTACTTGGCGGGTTTTGCATTTAATTTCACCGCCATTAGCACGTAGTTCCATACCAGCATCACTGAGATGAGTTTGATCAAGTTCGATAACTTCAGTGTAATAGGCTTTAGATACCAGCACTGCTGTCTCGATTTGTTTTTGATTGATTATATCTAATCTTAGCTCAGCAAAATGTATCTCTGTATCTGCAGACAGAAGTTCTTCTTTTGAAAGAGGTGCAGGATACGATTTAATAAATGTGCTCTCATCCGCTTTTAAAAGGGAAAATGCGGATTGAATTTTTGAGACATCATCATCCTCAAGCTTATACAACGTTAAAAGTCTCGTCCCACTAAAGATAAGTTCCTTCCAGAAGTCGTCAATGACTAATTTTAGTGTTGCATCTTGTTGTACTGCATTATTCATTCGCTCAATAAATGGATCGAGACCAGCAGCAGTAATACCTAAAGACGAACCGAGCAGTTTCCTTGTGTTTCGCCAGCCAAACCTTGAATTGATATTTCTGATCGTTTGCTCAAGCATTAATTGTTCCTTAATCGTTTGTAGTTATAGCAAAAAACTTTTACTGGCTAAGTTTACACAAACCGCTAACGCGTACGCAAAAACTATCGTAATCTGTTAAGAGTGGTCTCAACGATACCTGCTAAAATACCTTTCTAAATATAAAAAAACGATCTACATCAAAGATATATCCTCTCCAGCTTGCTAATGATCATTTTCCATTGAAGTAAGGAGAGGCTGTATGGGTAATTGTGTTGTCTGTGACCGTTCCTTGAACGAATCACAAGATGCCGTGCAGGATGGTGTTGAATATAAGTCTTGCCCGAAATGCTCGGAAGATGTTGGTGTTCACGTATTTTATAAAACCCATGACTTTGGATTTCGAGATATGGGAGATGGACGTAAAATCGTTCAATCTTGGTGTCAGGCATGCAGGAGTGAACTTAAACCGGGTATTCCCCCTGCCTACACATGCAAATAAACGCTGATATTAAAGGCTCGCTTAGGCTTAGGCGGGCCTTCTCGTTTCCCTGAATTTATTGGGGATATCTGCTGTGAAAATGGGCGGCTGATGGGTGTTGTAGCACCTGACCAGCCATTCGCTCATGGTTTATGGTCACAAGCGAACCAAGGCCCACTGCTTTAGCGCAAAAGCATAGTGAGCCTATCAGAGATACGCTTACTGATCTATGAAAAATACTGTAAATTTAACCAGTGTTGATTTAATCAATGCTGATTGCCTGCCATACCTCGCAACCCTTCCTGATAACTCAATCGACCTGATTGTTACCGATCCTCCGTATTTTAAGGTAAAGCCGAATGGCTGGGACAATCAATGGAAGGGGGATGAGGATTATCTGAAGTGGCTCAATGCCTGTCTGGAGCAATTCTGGCGAGTCCTTAAGCCTGCCGGCAGCATCTATCTGTTTTGTGGGCATCGTCTTGCGGCAGACATCGAAGTGATGATGCGCCACAGATTCAATGTGCTGAATCACATTATTTGGGCAAAGCCATGGGGAAGGTGGAACGGCTGCAACAAAGAGAGCCTGCGGTCATATTTTCCATCAACGGAACGCATCCTTTTTGCAGAGCACTATCTGGGGCCGTACAGACCGAAAAACGATGGCTATGAGCAGAAAGGTACAGAGTTAAAACAAAGCTTGATGGCCCCCCTGATAGAATATTTCCAAGGTGCCCGCGCATCACTCGGTGTGACCTCGAAAGAAATTGCTGACGCCACGGGGAAGAAAAACATGGTCTCTCACTGGTTCGGGGCCAGCCAGTGGCAACTGCCAGGCGAGGCTGATTACCAAAAATTGCAGGCATTATTCACCCGAATAGCGGTAGAGAAACATCGGCAGAGCGGGCTGGTTCAACCACACCACCAGCTGGTGGCTACATACCATTCACTTAACCGCAAATACTGCGAGCTACTGAAAGAGTACAAATCGCTCCGGCGGCACTTTGCTGTCACCGCAGCGGTTCCGTATACCGATGTATGGACACACAAACCAGTACAGTTTTATCCGGGCAAGCATCCGTGCGAAAAGCCCGCCGATATGTTGCAGCAGATTATCGCTGCCAGCAGCAGGCCGGGTGATATTGTTGCGGATTTCTTTATGGGTTCCGGGTCAACGATAAAAGCAGCACTGGAATTGAGAAGAAGGGCAATAGGTGTCGAGCTGGAGACGGAACGATTTAACCAGACTGTTTTTGAAATTACAGAGTTGGTGCATGAAATTTCGTAAAGAACTTATTACGACACCAGTAGCAGATATTGGCCTACATCGTAGGCCAACGTAATACAAGTTAGCCCGGTATTTGTTGCACTATTTTCTGCAGGAAAGAACGCCAGGTTTCACCCCAGGGGACAGGATTGAACTGATTTTCTGCAAGAGCTGACATAACAGTGTTGAGCTCTTCATCGCTGTCAATTGCAAGTAACTGGAAGACCTGTGTTCTGAGATTACTAAATGCAATTTCGTTTTCAGTTTCTTTGTAACTATCCATTATTTCATCAATAGTTTCGCCGAAGATCTGATAATCAGGCCCGAAGAAAATCACGATCAGCTTTCTGACTGTTGCGTATTTTTTTTCCATTGTTTATCCCATAACCGGATATGCTGTTAAAACGTAATACGGTTTGTTGTTATACATTTTTTTCAGCAAAACAATTCGTACCGAATAGAGGGTTTCTTTGACCTGGTTACCCTGACGGAAACCGTAACCGACGGCTGAGCCTGATTTATATGTCAGTTCCAGAATGTTTTCTGAGTTGCGGGACAGGTTTGCCCAGTGCAGGATCTTCAGTCGATTAGCTTTAAGCCCGGCACTGATGACCTTTTCAGCCTGCTCTAACTTATAGAATGATGAAGCTGTTTGCATCTGAGGGCTTTTGGCCAGACGGGCTAATAAATCTGTTTCAGGTATGGCGACATGTTTTGCAACTGTATGCCCGCCAGCTTTGATACCTTTTATTGCTTCATGTTCTGCCAGTTTGAAATTACCGGTTCGTACATAGGCTACCCGGGCTGCACCAAGTGACAGACCGAATGCTACCGGAACAGCAATATCCACAGTGAGACCGATGTTTAGAGCCGTATCTTCATCCGCGCCAAATTGCCGCGCCGTTTCAACGGCTAATTGATATGCTGCCGTTCGGGTGTCTCGCCCGCTGATGGTCTGGTCGATGGAGATTCTGAGACTATCCATACTATGAGCGCCAACAACTACACATGCCGCTTTGGTTAGCCCGGTTGGTTCGGGGGCTGCACACAACACGGTAGCACCTACCAGCTCAACGGTGCTCAGTGCCACGCCGAGACCACCAAGCAGTCTGTTTTGCAAAGTTTCTGCTTCTGTCACCGTTTTATGTGACAGCACTGCTGCCAATTGCACGGGGGACATAACAATCTGTAATCCTTCACTCATTGTACTTCTCCGCTGACTGTTTGAACTGGATGATAGAAAAAGTTACAGCGGTACGCAAAAGGTATTGTAGGTACACAAAGGCTTCCTGTTGGAGGCCTTTCTTATTTCAGGCTTCGGGAATCAATACCATAAAACTTCTTTGTTAAATGTAGCCCGAGAGCCTGAATCCATTCCACGCACAGCACCCGCACATAGCGAGGTGAAAGAGATGCACAGAATCATGCCAGATAAAATTTTCTCGGCGGCCACGTATTGCACGTCAGGCGGCCTGATCTGCACAGGATTAGCGCGGGCCTATGACTGGTTTCACGGTCTTGACTGGAATTTTATTGCGCTGATCAGCGGCATCATCATCGGTGCTGCAACTTATTTCACGAACCTGTATTTCAAACGCCGCTGGACAAGAGCTTATGAAAAGGCTGTGGCTGGTGGAAAGATGGTTCCCCCACCGCAGGATGATTAATCATGGCAACACTTCAAAGAGCTGGTGCTGCCGGTATGGCGTGTGCCGTAGGGGCCATTATTGCAATCGTGCTTAATGCCGGTCACGTGCGGACGAATGAATGCGGGCTAGAGTTGATCGGAAATGCTGAGTCCTGCCGTCGTGATCCGTATGTCTGCCCGGCAGGCGTGCTGACTGACGGTATCGGCAATACACACGGCGTTAAAGCCGGTACGCGTAAGACCGATGCGCAGATCGCTGCCGACTGGGAAAAGAACATTCTCGCCGCAGAGAAATGCGTAAATAGCTATGCGTCTGGCGCGCGACTCAGTGACAACACATTTTCCGCTGTCACGTCGATCACGTTCAATGTTGGTTGCGGCGCCATGCAGAAATCGACGCTGTTCTGGTTGCTGCGCCAAGGGAAAGTGACTGATGCCTGCCAGCAGTTCCCGCGCTGGGTCTATGCCAGTGGCGTAAAACTGCCGGGACTGGTAACGCGCCGCTCAGCAGAGAAACAGCTTTGCCTGGATGGTGTGTGATGAGCGCGGAAGCGAAAGCCGGAATTATCGTCGCGCTCATCCTGTGGTTGGCTTGCACTGGCGCCTGGCTTGGTCATCGCTACGAGAGCAACAGCAGCCGTGCCGATGCCGCAGAGGCTAACGTTCTCGTTCAGACCAAAGCCATTCAAATGCAGGCCGACCAGCAGCAGGCATTTAACGGCATCGCCAGCGGTACAGTGACCGCTAATACATCGGTTGATGCAAAATCTGAGGAAACAGTCATTGAATACAGAACGATTCTCAAACGTGAAAAAACGTGTGATCTGCCTGTGCCTGCTGGCGTTTCTGACGGGCTGCTCAACTACACGTACCGTCTACGTGCCAGCGCAATGCACGGCACTTCCGGCGGGACTGACACAGCAGGTGCTGGCGCCACTGCCTCCGGCCAACTGACATATTGCCAGGCCGTTCTGTGGATACAGCCACTACTGGCGGCACTCGAGAAAGCTAACAATCAACTTTCAACCATTCAACAGGCTGAACAACTCAGGCAGGTAAAAACAAAATGACATTCACAGAAAGTTTGATGCTGTACTTTTCCACTGCAGTTTCGGCATTACTGCTGATCGCTGGTGGCTGGGTAAAAATCCGCGACTGGTTCAAAACGAAGGCCGCCGCAAAAGCCGCCGCCGTAGCAGCAGCCGCGCAAGCGAAAGAAGCTGAAATCGAAGCTGAAGTTCAGGAGCGATTGAAAAGATTACAGCAAGCAGCCGAGGAAGATCCTAAAGCCACGGCAACCAGCACAACCGGGCCGGTAACTGCGTGACTGGTCAGCACAAAAGCCCTTCACTGAGGGATTTGGATTGATGACAACGTAGGGGATATCGAATAGCAGGCATTCCTTGAATGCCTGCTATAAAATTATTGAATTCGATCTAATTCATCATAGGCAAGGTTAATAAATTCTCTAAGTTTGAGACAGCATAATTCAATAAAAGGTATAACTTCATATTCTAAGCCACGTATTTTTATCTTTTTATCTTCAATTAACGATATGTTTACGGGATGGCCTTTTTCCGCTACTTCAAGTTTTCCATCGCGGAACTCAAAGTCATTTAACATGACACCATTATAGGAGTTACCCTTAAAGATAATGTTTGCATTACCGGGGGCGATAATCTTACCAAAACCAGGTTGATCAAGTCTAAATTCCGAAACTTTTACCTCTTCCTCTAATGGTAAGGGATTTCTGTGCTTAACCTCATTTGTAAGTGAGCACATGTCATTTAACCATCTTTCGCCAGTGTGAAAATCCTGTATTGAGATAAAAATATCATACATTGGTGATGATGAAGGAGGTTTTATGCATAGCTTATTGGTAAAAAAATTATCTATGAACTTTTTTTCTCTATATGGGAAATTAATTTTACTCCTGTCATGATTGCCCGGTGGTTTGTATTTGTCGAACGTATCGTTTGCTAAATATTCCAGTGAGCTTCTTAAATGCTCAAGCATTGATTTGACTTTAACTGGCGTTATCTTTTGACTTTTTTTCATGGTCTCAAGATGTTCTTCAACCTCATCTATAAGATCTAAGGAACCGGTTCTGGACATGTGATAACCTCTCATTGTGTTTTTTAAATAATAAACTTATTGGAACTACTTGCAACGAGCGCGAAAAACATGGGCGCAGTTTTATTACTCTGCGACTGCCGAAACTGCGACTGTCTATATCAATTTTCTGCGTAAATGTTGAGAGGTGGTTAAATGGCTGGGTTGAATGAATTTTCCACACAATTAAACCAGCTTCGAAAGCAAATCCCGTTCGCTATGGCGCAGGCATTAACGAAAGTAGCACGCCAGATAGAGGCAGCAGAACGCACTGCGCTTCAGCGACATCTTGATAATCCGACCCCGTTCACTGTCAAATCCGTTGGTTCGCAGGGCGCGCGCAAGGATAACCTGCGTGCAAAAGTGTTTGTCCGTGATACCGCGGCTGCTTACCTTGAGCCGTTCGAATTCGGCGGTCAGCATAAGCTGAACGGTCAGGCGCTGCTTAATCCCAAGAACATCAAACTCAATAAATACGGCAACCTGCCGCGAACCAAAATGGCTCAGCTCAAAGCAAAACCAGATGTGTTTATTGGTACGGTTGGCGATGCGAATGGCGTATGGCAGCGGCGTAAGCCACGGAAAAGCAAAAAAGTGGTGAAGCGTGCAAAGCGGTCGCCGAACGGCACACGTCGTGATCGCCAGAAGAGGCCAGCACCTAAGTTGCTTATCCGGTTTGGTAATGCGCTGGCCGTATCCCCGACGCTGGGATATATGGACCGGGCTGAAAAGATGGCGTCTGCACTCATGCCAGCCGCACTAAGCCGGGCGATCAGCGAGGCGCTGAGCAGCGCGCGGTGACCCTGCACCGTTTTGGGTCCTTCCTGAGGCTTTTGTAAGGCACGGGCATTGCGCGCCGC